CTTTTAAATCAGCAAGTTCAGGGATTGCTGCAATTAATAATGGAGTACAATCTTCTGCAAAACAGAAAACTATTCCCCCAGCACTTGCAGGAACCTTAACCCATGGATCACCATGACGATCGCCGCGTTGCCAAGCACGCCATGCTCTTTGAATTATCTCTGGATAATTTAATATTGCGGCGTCACGTATTGCATCATCTCTAAATGCAGTAACAAAATACTAAAGATTAAACTCAAGAATACTTAAATTATTAAAATCTTTAAAGCGAGTACGACAGAACTCTATTGGTAGATCCTATACTACAACTTTGTTACCAAGTTCTTGTAAAATACCAAAATATATCCCCGACTTTAACCATTCACGAGTAATACGCATTAAAGTATTTTTTACATCTAATGCTTCAACAAATGAACAAGCACTATAAAATGCTTTTATAATCTATGCTTTAGAACCTTTTCCTAATTCATAAATTGGAGTTACCATCGTATCATATAATGGTAAGGCTGCCAAGAAATCAACATTATTTCTATAACGTGCATCAGTTCTATAAAAATAACGAGAAAGATTTCTAATAGCAGATATTTCACCAGAACAAATTATTTCTTTAATTTCTTCTTTAGTAAATTCATGACGGGGAACGCCATTGTAGCGTTCACTGACATAACGAGAGGCGCGTGTGCGAGAATCTATTGGAACGTAATTTATACGGTATGCGGCTTTATACATATCATTAAAATTATTTACTGGTTTTGCCGCAACAGTGGTTTCAACTGTATTTACTTCACTTTCCATAAAATTCACCTCCTACTTTTAGGAGTGAAAAAGCCAAACTAACCAATGTTGTTTTTTCTTCTTTTAAAAATTTCTTTATCTTCGTAATATTTTACCCTATAAAGTCCATATTCAAGAGCGCTAAAACGGTCTTTTTCTAATGATTTAGAAATACGTTCAACTTTATATTTATTTTCAATACCAGTTGGCTTTAAGCGTAAATTATTTAATTCATCCATCAAGCGTGAAGTCATTTCATACGGCATTAAGAATATACGTCTATCAATAGAAGTCATTTTCTATCCTTTTTTAGTCTATAATAGCTTATCCTTAACAATACGTTCATGTGCTAAAAACGCAGTTGAACCATTATTAATAGAAGAAAGAAAAGCTGAATGGATTTCATCTTCATTAGAAGCACCAGCCTTAATGTCATAAATAATAGCATTGTATCGAGGTACTGGTACGTCTTGTTCTGTTTTTAATTCTGGTGGTAAATGATTTGCATCATTAAATGTAAAATATGCTGGAAAAACTTCGCCAGTCTTTTTATCAAAAGAAGGTAATACCATAGCATCCATTAAACCAATGCCAGGGCCGTTACCGTCAATAACAATTTCGCGCGGATTATAAAGCTATATTAATTTTTTAAGTCGTGGTGCCTGTTCTGTAATATAGTTGGCGCCATTGATTACTTCAGTATAAACAACATTTTTCTTAAAACGCTAGCTTCCGGGCAATACTTTAATTACCATAATTGCTGTATTGGCATTGTATCGGCCAACGTCGCATCCAATTAAATACCAGGCATCTGGATTTCCTGGAGTAACAGTAGCCTATCTCTCACATTTTAATAAAGATCTATGTTTATTTAAACGGCGAGAATCAAGCCATGCATCATCACTATTACCGCTCCATATTGATAAAGATTCACGCGCAAAAGAATCTTCACTAACGGTATTAGAATAACGTTGATCCATTAATGCCTATTTACTTAAAAGTCCATAATGTAATGGCACTTCATAAGATAATCCCCATGAAAAATATTCTTTTGGTCGCAATACCGCATTTTTAGTAATCTCAATTAATTTTGAATACATAAATACAGTACGTTCTGCTGCGGTAGTAATGAATATCTGAGCCGCCGCGGGTTCATCAGGATTTACAGTACCATCTACTTCTTTACGTGGAATATTCATTTGAGGCCAAATAACTTCGTTAAATGGCACTTCATCAATTAGGGCACACTCTTCCAATACTGCACCGGTCGCGCGCAAACCACGAGAAGTATCCTTAGAAATTACAGAAATCATACTACCATTTTTCAAATAAATTTCATAATAATTCGAACTAGATTTAATACCAGTTTTTCCATCGTCCTAACGAGTCTTTAACTCATTACGTAATAAAGGCCAATGCTTAAAAATCTCTTCAAACTTAGCTTCAGCAATTTTAATAACTGTACCTTTCGTATCAGATACAATCATTAAAGTAGAGCCGGGCAGTAATACCGCACGAACAAGCGCAGTTAAATAGGCCGTAAATGACTTAGATGTAGCACGAGTTGCTGTCCAAAAATGATATCTATAACGCATTCCAGCTCTAAGCGCAATACGCTGAAAAGGTAATAAATGAAAATTAATTGCATCCTATGAATCTTGAATTGCGTCAAGAAAAAGATCTGGATACTTAATCCAATAATTTAAATACTTTGTAAACAATTCCTAATTATCATCAAGATATTGGCGCGTTAATACGATGCCTTTTTCAATAGGGATCCCATCACGTGTAATGACTTCGCCAAATTCATTATTCATTTAACGCACCCCCACCCAATTCCGCCGCGAGGTCTGCATCTCCTTCATAATCAATATCAGCTGTTTCATCAAATTCTACTTTTTCATTCTCAACTTCTTCGAGTCGTTCTGTCATATTATAGCGTTCGCGCATATCTTCTACTTGTTCAGCAAAATTACCCTCATTAATAACTAATCTTTTCAAATAATTCTAAATATTTTCCATCATAAAGTCAATTGAATCTTGTGGCTCAGTATGCCAATTTGGATGCCATCCTTTCTTACCATAATAAACCATAAGTTCACCAACTGATTCAAAGTCGGCCGCGGACTTTGCATTAGATGCCTCAAAATGATAAGTCTTAACCATATCATCTTTCTGCTTCATTAACTTAGAAACATCTTCACCAGATCTCATACCTTCCTTAATATGTAATTCAAGTTCACAGAAGTCACGAGCGGCTTCCTAAAGAATAGGTGTTGATACATTCTGAGTTGCAACAATCTAATTATAAAAATTATCTAGCCATAAAAGCTATTCTGGCTTATAGGCCGCAGACCAAATCTTTCTTAACTTCTTTAGTCTAGCATCATTTAAAACTTTAATTTCATCATCAATTGTTCCTTCGTTTTGCGCTTGATGCCATCTTTCATTCTCATCAACCCATTGTAGGGCGCTATAATGGTCATCATATAATAAATTAAAATACGCAGTCAATGTATGATCTTTATGTTGCGCGTAAAGCTAAGTCCACTTATTGAGGTCGAATGGCAAATCAAGCCACCGCATCAATCTATCAACTTCTCCCAAATTATCCTACTTTACCATAGTTTCAAGACATGGAGTACAAATATAACATTTTCCACCAGGAAAAAACTTAGAAGGAGTCGATTGAAAAAATTCTTCTGGTTGCTCGCGCTTACATTTAATGCAGCGTCGGGTCTTTCTTTCTGAGGTCTCCATCACTATTAATCACTCCTCTTTTAATACGATTAACCTTATCGCATTCTTTGCAAGTATTTGAAAGCTTATCCTTGTGGGCATTATTGCGGCTAAAGAATAATAGATCTGCCGGTAAGGTACGCCCGCAATGAATACATTTCTTACATTGCTCTTTGGGAGTTTCAATCTACAATCTTTCCATTTTTGCTACTTGAGCAATTTTTTTCGGCACCTCATTACTAATAATAGAAACGAGGTAGTTAGGTGAATATTCTATTGCATAGCGGGCGCGCATCTCTTCAAGAATGTCATCATAGGCCATGCCCTATTTCCTCAATTCAATAAGGAACAGGCGCAACTCGCTAAAATTACACATAGACACATATCGGTCAAAATCCCATAGCAGGGTTCTCCCATACGTATCAATCTTTTCTTGAAGTGCATCATACAATACACAATACTAATTGAGTAATGCGCGAACATGTTTAGGGTTCTCCCAATCAAACGTATGCTCACACACAACCCATTTAACCTCTAACTAGTCCCCCTCCCCTCTGGTCTCATAGTCTGCGAGATTGCGGGAAATACGGCTTGTATAGGAATGAGTTACACGTTTTTCCCATTCATTATAAGAAATCCAATAAAAGCTATCGCCGCACCAATCATAAAATTGAGTTTTTGGGTGGTCTAAATTCTAGAAATGAATGGCTGGTTTTGCACTATCTTTCAAATAATACTAATGTCTTCTAATATCAATAAGGTTGTGTTTTAACTAATAAATTCGATAAGGATCAGTTACTAGTGCATCATCTTCTTGCGGCGGTACCTTACCCTATGCAATATCGAGCATTCGCTGCCATCTATCAATAATCTCCCATTGCTCGATCATGCCGGGGACATCCGCATCACCAATATCTACCAATTCGCCAGTCTTCTTATCATATTTTGGTTTATTGATACAGGGCTTTGGGGCCGTGTACGCAGAGCGCTTGTAGGCACTTTGAAGCTATTGTTCGTCAAAACCGGGAGTCTCCATAATCTCATCAAGCGACTAAACCTTATCATCTTTTGTCTTATAACTCTTATATCTCTTATCTTTATCAATTGTTTCGTTTCGTTGTATAGAATTTTTACCCTCTTCGTCCTTGCCATATAGGATGTAGGAGGCCATTTGTTCTAATTCTGTGGGACTAGGGTCCGTATCGAGCGTGTCTAAAATTTCTTCAACGGCGGCTAAACGGTCTGTATCACGTTCGATTGAAAAATTTAATGAGTATTTCTTTTTCATCGGAGCTTTCCACCTCCTTTACTCCATTATATCATGTTGGATTATTAAATGTCAAGTATTTGATTTGCTTTCAAAAATTTTCTTTCGGTGGAAATGGGGGACGGCCCCCCTGTTCGTCGGCGCGTGAGACGAATTTTTCCTAAAACGTCCCCCCCCTGTTGACTTTTTAGGTGTGTAGGTGTATTATGCAGGTGTCGGGAGGACAGCAGCCCGGCACCGAACCTTCTCAACTGCATAGCCCCGGAACGGAAAACAGCCCGGATAAGGCGTGTTGGAGGTGTGTTTGCTGTGCCCATCTTCAACCGGACGAATAGCAAAGCCGTGAAAAGCTGAGCGATGAGGGCACAGGGGATTGCGCCCCCTGTGCCGGGAGGGTGTGAGTTAGGTGTTACCACCGGAGCAGTAAGCTGAACCCATCGACCAACATTCAAGAAAGGGGATTACCATCATGAAGAAGTCCATCAAGCAGGCCGCTGAAGCCGCCTTTGCCGCCGAGCTGAATCGGCAGTCCGTGACCAACAACCGTAAGGGCATCAAGCCCGGTTCCACTGCGTCCCACTGCAAGGACGCTGACTACTCCGTCCGCGACTACCTCATGGCGCACGGTGTCGGCTCCACCGATGACATCCGGTGTCGCCCCGGCTCCAAGCACGACTGGGAGCTGTACATCCGCAAGACCCACATCGTGGGCGAGACCAAGGTCGGCACTGGCGCCCTGCGCTACGCCAAGACCGAAGCTGAGCTGAGCTTCGACCTCAACGCCATTTACCCCGATGTGGACTACATCGCCTACTGCGTGGATGGCAAGAAGCTCAAGGCTCACCCCGAGCGCAAGGCTACCCTGTTCCGGGTGTTCACCCGGGAGCAGTTCCTGCAGGTGCTGATCGACTGCGGTCGGAACGGCATCACCGGGAGCCTGCGGATCCACAAGCAGACCACTGGAACGTGGCAGCTTGAGATCAAAGCCTGGCAGACCACCCAGACCGCTTGCCGCCTGGGCAAGTATGAAGCCTGGATCAAGGCGAACAAGATCCCGACCCTGGAAGAGTTCCGGAAGGGGCTGAGGGGCTAAGCCCCTCAGCCCTCGGGCTGAGATGAAAGGAGCGAATGAACATGATGCCCATCACAATCAGTGCCATGACCCTGGAAGAAGCCGAGCTGATGCTCAAGATCCTGGACAAACACCTGCGCCGGGCGTTCAACACCTACGGTGTCAAGCGGTGCAACTCCTGGAATCGCTACGCAAACGATGGAATCCGGGCACAGATCACCGGACGAATCAGCCGGGAGATGTGGGAAACCATCAAGCGCCCTGCGATTGACGAAATGGTAAACACCCTGCTGAAGTCAATCAGCTACGAGGTAGTCTTCAGCACAGTGATCGACCTCAGCACAAAGGAAGCTGAAATCTAAGGAAGGGAGCGCAAGCTCCCTTCCTAATATGAAAGGAGAATGAACATGGACGAATTTACCTACACCTACGAAGTCAAGCGAGTTGATACAGTCAACTTTCACGGTTGGATGATTCTTGAATGCTCGGCAGGCATGAAGGAAACAATCTACCAGGATACCAACTTCGACAATATCAAGGCTTTCATGAACGACCTCGGGGCGAGTTGCTGACTCGCCCCGAATAAATGAAGGAGGAAAAGACAATGAAGTACATCAAAATGAGTTTTGAACAGGTCCAGCGCATGACCGCCCGGCAGGATGGTTATGATGACTTTAATGAGTGGTTAAAAGATACACCGGTTGAAGACCGGGACAGTATTCATGATCTCGTTGAGGTTTTCGATATCGTCAACGTTGACGGTGCAAAAGGTTACACCTTTGAGGATGATAAAGGTCGTTGGTGTATATGGATAAAGTACTGACGGACGTTTTGTCCGTCTTTTTTTTACGTTAATAGTTCGGTACCGAACTATCCGCGCGAAAAATTTAGGTGTTAGTATATGGAAAATTTAGGTGTTAGTATCAAAAAAATTTAGGTGTTAATATATGGAAAATTTAGGTTTTAACTATGAAAAAATTTAGGTGTTAACTATGAAAAAAATTTAGGTGTTAAACACCCAAACATAGCGCTTGACGGTGCAGGCCGGCCGTGGTAGAATAGGGTAGAACAAAGGGAAGGGAGCAACAGAGATGAAGATCGGCGTGATGGGTGGCCTGGGCCTGGGCGGCCTGCTGTCCTGGGCAATCCTTGGCTTTGGGCCTGGCTCTATAGTATTACTGGCCCTGGGAGCTGTAGTAGGAACCTGCGAGCTGGCTGGTGAGAAGCATGCTGAGAAGCAAGCTGAGCGCTGGCGTAAAAACTATCCAAGCTACAAGTATTAAGAAAGGAAGATAACATGTTTATTACACTATATTATGCCAAAGTGTGGTATGAAGGGGTTTGGTCAGGTAAACGTACTGGAGGATATGTTGCATATTTTCATAGTTATGAAGCATGTCAAAAATTTATATATAAGATTATCCCCAAACGTACACAAAAATCATATATTGAACCCACATGGGTTCATTGGGAAATTGTTACAAAAAAACAATATATAAACCGGACTTAATCCGGTTTATTTCATTTTGTTTTTTTAGGTGTTAAACACCCAAAAAGATTTGTTGACGAATTCCCATAACACGCGTATAATGTTGACTAACCCAAGAGGGTAATTTGATTCTAAAAGGAGTAACAATTATGCACATTGAACTCAAGTATTATAATCCCAAAACTGGCTATGTTGGGCACTTTTTCTTTCCGGATCATGAGGTCAAGACCGCCCGCGATTATTTTGATGATGCGGTGAATTGTGGAAATATCATTTTAATTTGGCGTTTAGTTCCGACCACATGCATTATCGTAAAATAAGGCAGTTCCCATAACCGCCTTATTTCATTTTTGTTTTTAGGTGTTAAACACCTAAACAATGATGTTGACAGTATCCCGAAACTATGGTATTCTTGTATCAGAAAAAGGGAAGGTCACCCACCAAACCGAAGGAGAATGTACAATGGCTAACCTGACTTCCGTAGAAATCATCAAACTGAACAATGGATACTATGTCGAAAAGCGCCGGGGACCGAACTGCACCAGGGAATACTGCAAGAGCATGAAAGCCGCGACCGCGCTGAAAAAGAAATGGGAAGAGAAGGCGTAAGCCTTCCCATTTCATTTTAAAATTTAGGTGTTAAACACCTAAATATAAACCTTGACGATATCCCAAAACCATGCTATACTTATACCATCAAAGGAAGGGAGATTAAAACAATGATTAACATCCGCACGATCCGTAAACTCAAGGACAATGATGGCCTGACTCTGAAATATGGTCGGATTATCACGTACAAAACTGGTTGGCAGGTTGCTGACTATGGCGTTGAGCTGAAAACAGCTGAAGAAGCTATCAAAGCTGTGCGGCGTATGGGCGGCAATTGCGGCGTTTGGTATGCAGATGGTATCTACTATATCGACCATTCTTTCCGGATCACCACAAAACGGGAAGCATTAGCAATCGGCCGCGAACATGGTCAAATTTCAATCTACGGTTGGAAACTTCAGCGACTTGCATATTGCTAATAAAATGCCTCGAAACCGGGGCATTTTCTTTTATCATAATATTTAGGTGTTAAACACCCAAATATTAATATTGTAATTTCATTTGAATAATGATATACTTTAATCAAGAAAGGAAAGGAGATTGGAACAATGGAAACCCGTATTATCTATGATAAACTGTCTGGAATTTATTATCAGGACAATGGTTATGGAGCTTATAAGATTGATGAAAAAACAGCACATGATTTAATTGCTGATTATGTACTTGATTGCAATTATATTGTAAGTAGTTTTGACAATGGTGATACTAAAATTTGGATTATTGCGGATAGACTTTAATTCTATCCCATTATATTTAGGTGTTAAACACCTAAATATTTACTTGACAAAACACTACCCAAAATGTTATAATTCCTTTGGAACCAAGGAACAAAGGATAAAAGAAAGAGAGGAAAACAAAATGAAAACCAT